CTGCGCTATCAGGAACATTCTCTGGTGCTCATACCATGTCTGGTATTGCTAACTTCTCCAGTGCTACAGCTTCTTCAAGCACTAGTACTGGTGCTGTTGTTATTTCGGCAGGTGGTCTCGGTGTTTCTGGAGCGATCTTTGTTGGCACTAACATTACTGGTGCAGGTGCTGCAACTTCTACTCTTGATGGATTTAACATAGATGGCGGCACGTACTAAGTAGTTAGTATCAGGGAGTTTTTACTCCCTTTCTTTGTTTCCTTTTTTAAGGTTTGAGTATGGCGAATAAGGTTCTTGTTAAGAAGTCTTCAGTAGCGGCAAAAGTTCCGCTAACGACAGACTTAGACTATGGTGAGTTAGCACTTAACTACACCGATGGCAAGCTGTATTATAAAACAGCGAGCAATACCATTAAAAGTTTTACAGATGATACGTCTGTCGTAACTCTTACTGGTACTCAAACCCTTACAAACAAAACCCTCACTAGTCCGACGTTAACAACCCCAGCATTGGGTGTTGCAACGGCAACTAGCATTAATAAAGTAGCGTTCACTGCTCCAGCAACTGGTTCTACTTTAACAATAGCTAATGGTAAAACATTAACAGCAAGTAACTCGCTGACGTTCACTGGTACTGATGCCACTTCATTTGCGTTTCCAGGAACTAGCGATACTGTTGTTACATTAGCTGCTACTCAAACCCTTACAAACAAATCTCTTACATCTCCCACAATGACTGGAACACCGATTGCACCTACAGCTGCAGCTGGTACTGTAACAACTCAAGTTGCAACGACTGCTTTTGCAGATACAGTTGCCCTAAATAAAGCTGTAGCAATGGCAATCGCACTGGGATAAAAATATGGCAACTGTAACAAGAGAAGCACTAAAAGAATACTGCCTGCGTGCTCTGGGAGCACCTGTGGTCGAAATCAACGTAGATGATGACCAGCTGGAAGATCGTCTTGACGAAGCCATTGAATATTGGAGACAATATCATGCAGACGGTATCGAGAAAATCTACCTGAAACACCAGATAACTTCCACAGATATAGCAAACAAGTATATTCCAATAACAGATTTAATATATGGTGTGACCAAGGTATATCCTGTTACAACTGGTACTGGTAATTCCAAAAACATCTTTGATCTTCAGTACCAATTGCGTCTAAACGATCTTTATGACCTAACCTCCACATCAATCATTTACTATCAAACAGTAATGAACCACTTGGCACTACTTGACTTTACGCTTAATGGTCATGTATTGTACAGGTTTAATCGTTTTCAAAATAGACTTCACCTTGATATCAACTGGGAAAGTGATGTAGCTTTAAACGATTACGTTCTTGTAGAATGCTATCGAGCAATGGATCCAGCGACCTTTCCAAGACTGTACAATGAGTCATGGTTAAAGCACTACGTCACTGCACTCTTTAAGAAACAATGGGGAACTAACCTTAAGAAATTCCAAGGTCTACAACTTCCAGGTGGCGTAACCATCGATGGCGATAAGCTGTATGATGAGGGTAAGTCTGAAGTGGACGAACTGGAAAACGAACTAATGTCCAAAGCTGCTCCACTAGAATTCTTCATGGGATAATATGGCTCGTAATGTTTACTTCTCTCATGGTACAAAGAACGAACAATATCTTATCGAAGATTTGATCGTTGAGTCGCTGTCCATCTATGGACAAGACATGTATTACATTCCAAGAATACTTGTCGGTAAGGATGACATTCTTGGTGAGGACAGACTAAGCGAATTCAAGAGCGCATATCCAATCGAGATGTATTTGGAAAACGTAACTGGCTTTGAAGGTCAGGGTGCGTTTATACAAAAGTTTGGATTAATGATGGAACAGACTGCAACGCTAACTGTTGCTCGTCGTCGTTGGGATCAACTCATTGGTCGCTTTGGGCAGACCATTATCCCTAATCGACCATGTGAGGGAGATTTACTCTATTTTCCGCTAACACAAGGGCTATTTGAAATCAAATTCGTCAAACATCAGGACCCTTTTTATCAACTCGGTAAACTCTACGTATATACTCTAGAAGTAGAACTATTTCAGTATTCATCGGAACATATCGATACTGGTGTTGCAGAGATCGATGTTTTCGAAACACTCAAGTCCTTCTCCACTGATGGTGCCAATAGGTTACTATTGCAAAGTGGAGACCATCTAATATTGGAAACTGGTGAGCGCATTATGCTAGACTTTGAATTGGACTCGCAAGATTCCTATGGCGATAACAAGAAGTTTCAGGCTGAGGCAGATGCCATTACCTTTGATTCTTCAAACCCATTCGGTGAGAGTGTATAATGCTAGCTGGCCAAACTTTCTATCATCAAAGTATTCGCAAGACCATTGTTGCGTTTGGTAATCTGTTCAGTAACATAAAAATAGAACGTCAGAACAAAACTGATGGCGCAATTGAACAGGTGCTTCAGGTTCCTCTGGCATATGCACCAAAGGAAAAGTGGTTAGTTCGTTTAGAATCAGATCCAAACTTATCGCAACATACTTACACCTCTCTTCCAAGACTATCTTTTGAGATAACAGGTATGACTTATGACTCAACTCGTAAGGTTGCTCGCATGAATCAGATCTCGTTGAATTCAAACAATAGAATTCAGCATCAATTTTCGCCAGTACCATACAACATCGATATTAGTTTGTATGCGCTAACGAAAACGCAGGAAGATGGTCTTGCTATTATTGAGCAGATCCTTCCTACATTTACGCCAGACTACAATCTGTCTTTAATTATGATTCCAGAATTGGGTATTACGCAAGATATCCCAGTTATACTAAATAGTGTTAGTGTTCAAGATGACTATGATGGAGATTTCCAGACTCGTCGTTTCGTAACCTATACACTCAATTTCACTGTAAAGGTTAATTTGTTTGGTCCCATTGCTGGTCAATCAGACATTAGAACAGTTACAGCGAATATTGCGCAAACCGAAACCGAACAAATACTATCAGATTACACAGCGACTGTTGTACCAGTAACAGTGATTCCAACCCAGGAATCATATTCAGTAAATGAAAACTGGGAAGATGGTCTCTAAGGAGAAGAAATGGCAAAATCAGTAATTAATCTTGGAACAACACCTAATGACCGCACTGGCGATACGCTACGTGATACGGGAACTAAGGTCAACTCCAACTTCAACGAACTCTATACCGCACTGGGTAACGGCACCACTCTTGGTATTGCTGTAACTGGAGCAACCACTGGACAGGTTCTTAAGCATAATGGAACTAGCTTTGTTCCATCAACTGACTTAAACACTGATGCAGTTAGTTCGGTAAATACCAGAACAGGTGCTGTTGTTCTGGTTACCGATGATATTGCAGAAGATGGTTCGCCAACAAATTTGTGGTTTACAAATGCACGTGCACGTAGTGCAGTAAGTCCTGGCACTGGGATTGGTTATAGTAGTTCAACTGGTGTCATTAGCCTCAGCGCTACATCAGATAACCTTACCGAAGGTACTACTAATTTATTCTATACATCAGCTCGATTCGATAGCAGTTTAGGCGCAATAACTACAGACGATGTTGCAGAAGGTACGGTAAACAAATACTTCGATAGCATCAGTCCAGCATTTATAACAAGCATAACAACATCAAGTACAAGTTTTGATTTAATCAACACTACTGCTGCTACAGTTAATTTTGCAAAAGCTGCCACTACTTTAAGTATTGGTGCAACTACTGGAACAACTACTGTTAATAATAATTTTAGTGTTACTGGTAATTTAACTGTAAATGGTACCACAACTACTGTTAACTCATCAACACTGACAGTTGATGATAAGAATATTGAATTGGGTTCTGTTTCTGCTGTTACTGGTTTGATTGCAACATTAGCCACTGGAACTAATATAGTCACACTAACCACTGGAACAACAACTGGTTTAATTCCAGGAATGGCATTAGCTAAAATTAGTGGCGCTGGTGCATTTGGTACATCACCAGTTGTTGATACTATCACTTCCTCTACAGTTTTTAACGTAAGCGTTAATCATGCAACTGCTGGATCAATTAACTTTAATACAACTGGAGCAACAGATGTCACTGCTAATGGCGGTGGTATTACTCTAAAGGGTGCAGTAGATAAAACATTTAACTGGGTAAGCGCCACTTCTTCATGGACATCTTCTGAGCACATAAATTTATTAACTGGTGTTGACTATAAGATCAATGGAACATCAGTCCTCTCTTCTACAACACTGGGGTCAGGTGTTACTGATTCTTCATTAACATCTGTTG